CTTCGTTCTAGAGTATCGAAGTCAGCCATAGGGCTACAATAATAATGAGCAGAAGGGCCGGCTGGGGCGCAGGTACTTGGGGGCCGGAGGCCCCCCTGTCGTTCCCAGAGGTCCAACCCTGCCCCCCGCAGGGGACTGGAGTTCTTAACTTACCTCCACTTGAATCGCGCCCAAGGTTTCGCGACACCCAATCAGAGAGCTCTCCCATTCTTGACGCGTCGAATTGTATCGCGTCTGGGTGTTCGTAGGGAGTCTTATCCGGTCGGTACCTCCAGCGCGCGTAGGCCTGCAGCTGGGAGAACATTCGAAGTGATGCCGCAGGATCCATACCGAGGCATGATTCAAGAAAGCCATCCATAGATGTCTCACTGAACGCTCGATCCCAGTCGATTCCAGCTCGAGGTACCGCATGCTCAGGTGGTCGTTCGAGTCCCCCTGCGACAATGTCTCCATCTTTTGTCGCGTAGTCCCAGCCTTCCCAAGGGCGTCCCTTAGAAGGTGACACGTTAGGATGGAACCCTCCCACATCGAACACACGAGGGTCGCTGCATCGCCACTTTTCCCCGAAGTCGATGAAAGCGTGCAGATGAATTCCTCCATCAACGTGACTCTCTCGTCCCACGATGCACTCTGCTCTAAGTTGAGCACATTTGCCGACAATCGCGAACGGATCGAGATTCCCACATTGAGCGTAAGTGAGGAGGGCATAACGAAATTGCCACCGCATGGTGGAAGAGAGGATGAGTAATAGGTCATGTGATCGCTGGTCCAGAGGTCGTCCGTTGCTTTAACATTGTAGCAACGGACCAGACCAGCTCTGGTCCTCCTCACGGGTATATATATCCCGACCCTCCCCCTTCTGCCTCAGGCAAAAAGTCAAAAATGTCTCCTCCTTCCCCCACCACTGACGCGTCCGACGCCACTCAATTTCCTGAGTGGAACCCCGACCTTTCAGCTCAGCCCCAGGCTAGTTTCAATTGGTTTTACGATTGCCCAACATGCCGAAGTACCAACGCCGCTCACGACCACGGTCTGTGCGAACGCGTAGAAAACCTTCGCGTTATGCTCGGCGCCCTGCTCGCACACTGCGGCGTCGACGTCCCTACAAGGCCCGCATCTCCAAGCGCCGGATTCTCGACGTAGCGTCGACCAAGAAGCGCGACAATCTCATGCTGTGTGATCCCTCGAACCTCACCAACACCTTTCAGACTGTCAACGCTGGTGGAACCAAGGCGTTCCTGTTCTGTCCCACCTATCGCATCGGAGGCCCTGCCAATGAAGTCACACTTCGCAACACCTCCGACGTCTACATGAAGGGTTATCGAGAGCTCCTCTCAGTTACACCCAACTCTGGTATCAACTGGAAGTGGAGGCGCATCGTGTTTGAGACAAAGGGCACAAGACCTGACCCCGCTGGAGTGTCGATACTCACGAGCGACGGGTACAAGAGGCTCTGGAAGCTGCTGCCTGATGCAACGTTCGCAGGCATCACGGACTCCCTCTTTGAGGGGAAAGAGAACAAGGATTGGTCGAATTCTTTCATGGGCAAGGTGGACACCAACAACTACACGGTTCGGTACGACAAGACTGTTGTCTTGAAGTCTGGCAACGACAATGCACACGAGCACAACTTTCGGCACTACTTCCCGTTCAATCGCCGGTTCGTCTATGATGACGACGAGAACGGTCTGTCTGAAGACAATCGCGGGTGGGCTGTGCAAGGCAAGGCTGGCATGGGAGACGTTTTCATTCTTGACTACTTCGTTGATGTCGGTGGTGTGACCCCCGGCGGAGAAGAGCCTGGGGATGTCCTGTATCTCCGCAGCCAATCAACCCTCTATTGGCATGAGAAGTGATTCACTTAAGTGGATCACCTCACAGTTAGCCTCAAGCCACTCCACATCCTCGGGTATCAGCCCGAACTCCTCCAACGGATTAGAGTTAGACAACCAAATTGAAGGCTTGCCCCACTCCACCAACTTTTTGCCCTTGTATTTGTCGGTGACATAGAATTGGCGCTGATGTCCCAACCAAAACTTGAAGGTTGGCAAGTATTTCAGCCCACCGAAGTCATCAAATACGGCGTACCCCACGCCCTCCAGTGACTCATCCATGCTGAAGAGTCCACCAAAGTAAGCGTGTTCCCCGAGTGAACGCGCCCACACGGTCTTCCCCATTCGGGAAGGACCCCACAAGATCAAGGATTTTCTTCGTTCTAGAGTATCGAAGTCAGCCATAGGGCTACAATAATAATGAGCAGAAGGGCCGGCTGGGGCGCAGGTACTTGGGGGCCGGAGGCCCCCCTGTCGTTCCCAGAGGTCCAACCCTGCCCCCC